TTTGAAATTTTCATGTTAAATTTTTTGTTTTCTTTCAATATTTTCATTAAAAACACAAATTAAAATGCAGATGCAATCTGCGCAACCCACACATCAGCAGTTCCAGCCGACAAATTAGTCAGACCGGTAATGGTGACAGCATTGGCAGACCCAGTACCTGGCGTGTTGCAGAGAAGAACAACCAAGGTCACGGCTGAAGCTGAACTCACAGCCGAGATACTTGTGGCGGACTGATCCTGAACACAAAACTTTGTCGCCAAATTGGACCCGAGGCCAATGGTTGGCAACACAGTCACACCGTTATTCCACTGCATTGAAACCAAAAAGTACCCAACATATGGAAGGATAAAGGTAGTGTTCGTGCCGAGGATGTTCAATGTTGAACCGGCACGCAGCACACCACCGCCAGTTCCGAAAGGTGCGGCTGCCGTAGCAGACGCATTTGGAGCTTCGGATAGGTGCGCGCATAACAAGTTCGCACCCAGCGGTGTAGGAAGCTTCGGTTTTAGCAATCTAACGTGGTAAGAAACCCACAATTCGCCAATGACAGCCGCAGCTTGCATTCCAGTAGTCGCCAACTGGAAATTTCCCAAATCATAAAATCGTTGATCAGCACCAACCGGAACAGACGTGGACCGCACGTACATGTTCGACAGAGCATTCAATCGAGGATCACACTCAATCGGATGGAGTGCGCTCTGTGAAGGAGCACAACTCGTACTGAATTCATACGCTTCCATCTGTTGTTTAGACGCAAAATTAGCATCGAGAGTGTCATAGTTAGTGGCCATGATGACAACACCCAACGCCGTATTGGTAGAATTTAGCGCCGTGGCACTCGTGGATTTGAACTCAAAAACAAGACCGAGCATCTCATATTGTTCAAAATTCACAGCCAGAGCCGAAAGGAACGGAAAGGTTGCAAAGAGTCCGGGATTAATCAAAAAATTCTGCAACGTAAATGCAGTAGATCCCGAAATATCTTGCAAAAACTCACGTTTCGACATGACGATGGAACCATCAGCCGCGCTTTTGAAGCTGGGTGGACCGCCCGACCCC